TAGCATCAACTTATCATTCATATCACCAGACTCAAAATTGCCTAATGAAAAAACTTTATGGTAAACACTTCTTTTATCATCACAAACTAACCCATTTAAAGTAATAACAGTAGATTCTACTGAATGTCTATCCATGTGTAACTAATATTAATAATTTTTTGAATTCAGCAAGACCTTGTTTAATGTGACCATTTGTAACAGGAATTACTTTAGATTTATATGTAGGAATAGTTTCAACAACTACCATATTCATTTTACATTGATAATCGATTCCTGATGATTGCATTAAGCAACTCATTAACCAACCATACATTGCCATTTGTCTATAATAGTGAAATTTTTGAAAAGATCCTTCGTGTTGAATAGTATCTCCTTCTGCATTTACAGATTTTCCTCCCATAAAGAAATTCACTGGTTTACCTGTTGTTTTAAGATCATTTAGTGTAAGTTCTTTAGTTTCATGATTAACTGTAAAATTATCAAGTTTGGCTTTTAATTTAGCTCGTTTAGTAATTCCGTCAACTGTTACATCAACTTCTACAAATATTGCATATTCATTAAAAACTTCAGGAGTTTGTAATAATCCTTCAGGATATAATACTTTTTTAATTGCAGGATTAGCTGCAATACCATTCATACATAAATCATGTTTATCTTGCGTTGCTTGAGATAAGTATAATGTTTGTGTTCCAATTATTTCTTTAGCTCTTAAACGATTGATATAAAAAGGAAGTGCAGTTTTTAAAGCTGTACTGATTCTAGTTTGTGTAAATTGACTAGAATAATAATCCGCCGATACAGAAGCTAACTTCATTGAATCTTTAATACTGTATCCTTCTTTTCGAAATTTATATACTTCCTCAGTAAATAAGCCAAGTTTACCACTTGGTTTAGCTAAATTAGAAATCGTATAAAATTCTGGTTGTAATACACTAGCATGAACAGCAGATCCTAGTTCATAAGAACTTGAAAATCCACCTGAATATCCGTTAATATAATTCTCCATAGATCCTCCTTCACTAGGGTCTATCAATGATAGTCTAGAATTAGAAATATAGTCTTTATATTCAGCACTGAAATATTCTTCATCACTAATTTTAATTAATGTAAAAGTGCCTGGAATTATTTTTATTTCCGCAATTTGCGCCATAAACTTAATATAGTTTCGATATCTAATGTATAGATTCGATATTCAGTGTTTATGTGTTGATTGTGAGGAGCATCCATAAGTAAACAGAAAATTCCGCTCTTATTACATTCTTTAAATGTTTCATATTTATCATCAATAAATAAGTCACAATCTAAACTCTTCAACAACTCCACTTTACTCTGACCCCAGTGTACTTGGTGTACATTGCTTCTTCCGGGTATATTATGTTTCCTCAAGGACGCTATCGTCCAATCTTTATTAATACCTCGTGCACTTACGAAACCTCTTGGGATAAAGTTCGGTTTGTTTTTAATTGTCAAATTCATCCAAAAATCCTTTTCATCAGAAAGAATTTTTAATCGTTTACCCATTCGCTTAGTCTTATCCCATTTACTAGGAACCGCACAATTAAAGCGTTTAGCATAATCACGATGCCAATCAAAAATAACGTCATCAATATCTAAATATACATTCATATTCTTCATTTTATTTTTTAATTTATCTATTTTTCTATCAACACATTGTTCAAACTTAATTGACCAATATATTCTTCAGAAGATTCTTTATTCCAACCTGTAGAAAAATATCCTAAAGTTGAATAATCCTCTGTTTTAATAATAAATCCTTCGTAACATTTACGATCTGGATTTATATCAGTTTTAGTACAGAATATTACAACTGTACCTAATTTGTAAAGCTTACCTTTTATCATTATGACTTTTTAATAATTCATAAAAAAATTCTTTTGGAATAATAGCGTACTCACCGTTTGAAGTAATATTTGTATTTCCTTCTTTCTTTTCCTGTATATTCCATATAATACACAAAGGTTTATCCTTTAGTCCAACTTCTGCATTAATTTTCTTAACGCTTGGGGTACTTTGTGTTTTCTTAGTCTGAATATAACAAGGAATAGCATTGTCGGGATCTGAAATATCAATTTTCATATCATCTAATTTCTTAGATTCACTTCGTGCAGTACATATGTTCTCATTACCTGTTAATTCTTTTAGCTCATTTACAATTTGTCTTTCGTAAGTATTACCTTTTTGTTTGGAATAACCCGAACTCCTTTTCTTCTTCGGTTTTTCAACCGTCACCTCTCCTTCTACTCAAGTGGTAGATTCGTCTTTCTTTTTTCTAGCCATTCTTCTATTAAATTTAATGTTTTTAATGTTCCATACTTTTTGACATAATCAGTAAAGTCTTTTACTTTTGGAACTAAGAGTACTTTTACACCTGGAAAGGCTTTCCTAATTTTATTGGCAGCTTTAACACCCGGTAGATCCCTATCGTATAACAAATAAATATCTTTAAATTTAAGCTGTAATTTTTCATACTGAGCTTGAGTTAAGAATATATTTTCACTATTAGGGGCTACTGCTGTTATACCAAATTCATCTAAAGCCATTACGTCTTTAAGTGATTTAGTTATTACAATGAAATCTCCAGATTTTGATAGTTGTTTGGCACCTTGAATCATCGTTGATTTCCAATTGCTAAGAAACCTATAGTTTCTTTTAGTTGGCATATATAATCGCCACAACTCATCACCATCTGAAGTATTTCCACCATAATATCCATAAATAGGACAAGATTCTGTAGAAGATGAAAAATAAACTCCATTTAAGAAAACAGATTTTATAGAAAACACCTTATACTTTTTAAGGGTTACGATTGATACACCAAATGAATTCCACCAATCCAATTCTTTTCGGCTAAAGTCCTTGACTTCAACTTGAATGTTCGCCTTTTCAGTTTCCTGTAAGATTGAACCTGAATATGGTATAAGTGGAGGATTCATTTGCATATTATCTACTTTTATAATTCCAAAATCATTAGCAATAATTCTTAAAGCTTTATAATAATTACATTGAAAAATATGCATTACTGCGCCGAGAAAGTCGAAACTTGGTCCAGCAAAGTCTTTAAAAAATAGAGTACCTTTTTTATCCTTATAAAAGCTACATGTTGGTGTATGATCAACCCTCAAAGTGGGTGGACTCTTGAATAGTCCTTTTTTAATAGATAATCCCAAGTAATGTTCCATGAACGTTTCTTGGGAGTATTTTGTGAGTAAAAGTTCTTTAGTTATCTTTGGTGCTATATCTAATTCGTACATAGTATTAATTGTTTAAGTCACAAAGATAATCAAAAGTTTTTACAAATTTGGCATTTCAAATGAGAAATCTAAAGGATCGCTCTGGGTTGTTGTTATATTAATTGGAGTATTAGTACGTGCCGTATTAGCCATTGGAGTTGGTCTTGCGGTAGCTGCGTTATTAATACGAGTAAGTTCATAAGTACTAAACGCTAGTTTTTCACCCATGAAGTTATTTCTGATATACGCTTTACCTTCTCTACTCACGCCTGAGAAGAATCCTGGAAACTGTGCTTCTCCTTTATTATTAATCATTAATTTGATTTTAGTTTCAGTACCTTTACCTGAATCAAGAATTTGTGAAACTAAAAGTCTCAATCCATTCCAATCTGGTGCTCCAAGGTTTTTAGAACCATCATCGATTTGTTTACCTACTTTTGGTGCAATAGCATCAATCGCATGTTTAAACAATAACATCATATTTTCTACTCCAGATGCTTGTGGAATTTTTTCAGTCTTACCGTCTTTAGTGAACTCAGTCTCTGTTCTGCTAAAATCCGCTTGCTTTGGTTCAAAAATAGTATGTTCAAAAGTTCCATCTTCGTTAGAAAATTTCAATTTCAAAACTTTATACGTCATAGATGGATCTTTAACACCTTTGATATCAACGATTTCACAACCGTCAAATTTTACAGTATAGATATCATTACCTGTTAATCTCGATTTTGCAGCACTTTGTGAAGCACCTGCTGTTGTATTAAATGAAAATGCACTCATTATTTATTATAATTACAATTTAAATGTGAATTCATCTATTTGGGTAGTTTCATCTGATTCAACTAACAAGTCAGGCTCAGTAGCCTCTGCTTGTGAGATAACGTCCTCTAATGAGAACGAAGGAGTTGGCGATTGCTCGTTGCTCACTTCTTTTTTAGGTGTTTTGGAAACTAATTTCCATACACCTTCGGATAATGGTTCCAAAGTAAATTCAGAACCAAATTCAGCTAATACTGTATTTGCCTTACCTTTATATGTTACCGTATTAGATTTAGTTACTTTGTTACCAGCTTCTTCATCTTTACGAATAATAGGGGACATTACTCTACCTGATTTTTTATATTCAATCACAATACGCTGTTCGTATTCTAGTTCCATATCGGCAACAGCTTTATTATTGAATACTAATTTATTAGATTCTAGGGTGATTAAGGACTCGCTTGCCATTTCTTCGACAGCTTCTTTTAATTTCTTAGTGGTAGTAGTTTTTTTAGCTTTTACTTCACTACCTACGGTTTTAATATTCGTAACTTCTTCAGTCTCTGTATTAAAATCAAATGTTATTGCAATTTGTTTGATCATTACTCTGCGTTATTATATTCGTTGATTTTATCAAATACAAGTTGTAAATCGTTGTCGATATACAATTCATCAAAACATCCCATAGGAGTTTTGGCTGTAGTTGTTCCATCTGTTTGAGTCATAAATTTATACTGCATGTTACCTTCATCATCTTTAGTATTACAAGTAAAAATTACATAAGTAAATAAACCTTCAACAGTAATCATGTTGTCAATCATTTTACCCATAGTTTTAATCTTGAAACTAGGATTCAAAGCATCACCAATATTTTCAGAATGAGTAAGTATAAATACTTTTAAATCATCCCTCATATTCATACCTTCTTTTAATACCGAATAAAAGTGCTGAGCAATTTGTGTAAACTTGTCAAACCCCTTTTCAGAGGCTCTATCCATCGCTTCAAAACTCATTAAATATTGACTATCGTCAATAATAACTTGTTCAATGTGTGGCATTGTCATGTTTATCACTTTTAAAATTTGTCCGATTTTTTCAACACTTGACGTGTTATAAAGATTTCCAACATAACCACGTCCATCAGGAGCTGGGGTTAATGCTTTATAATTCTTTCTAAACCCTCTGATCGGAAGGGGTTTGTTTGCTACATTTATCACAAATGTTTTTGTTGGGTCTAAGTTTCTAAGAGAGGTTGATTTTCCTGAACCACTACCTCCAACGATTGCGCCTAATTCTGCCATTTTTAAAATTTAAATACGTTTTTTTCATCAATTTCTTCATCTGGTTTCGTATTTATCTGTGTACTATGATTTAACGTTAAGTATGGCTCATAATCGCCAATTTCCTCTGGTTTAGGTAATTCTCTAAACATTCCTATTTCTCCATAAAAACCTAATCCTAAATTAACATCAGACTGTCCATAACGATTCTTAAGAATCTGACATAACCTAAAGCGTTTCTTTAGTATGTTTTGTATTGGATAACCCTCGCATCTAGCAATTTTTTCTCTATGAGGGAAGTATAGACCTATAACAACCTCAGAACCATCAGTAGTTCCAGAAGTGTCTTTGAAATCATCCAATTGGATAAGTTCATAACCGGAGTTTTTTCTCTCCATTGACTTAGCACCTCTATTTAATTGTTGAACAAATACGCCAGTTAAACCACATTTATTTCTTAAATAAATCATAGTATCAACTACTGTATCAATCCTAACTTTTTTAGAGTCAGTACCACTTATAAGACCAACGTGATCTATGAGAACAACCTTATAACGACTAGGATCACTATCCTTATAGTCCTCAGTGTGTTCATCAACTTGAATGAATTCGCCGAATTGACTTAGCCAATTTCTACAAGTTACATAAATTCCATTAGGTGTTAATGCTTTGTCATAGATAACAAGATGTTTCTCTAATCCTAATAACCATCCTTCGGACCTGCGCACAAGCTCCATGTGACGGTCAGATATTGGTGATGTAAGAGATAAAATATCCTCATAGGTTACAATTTCTCCATATGCATCCCATATATGACGCGATAACAATTTGGCATATAGCACATCGGCAGCCATTTCAAAAGAATAGTATAAAATGGAAATGGGAGTATTTCCTGCATTCTTAATAAGATTATAAATAAAGACATCAAGCGCGAATGATGTCTTACCTCCCGAGGTATCAGCCCCAATGGTATAAAGATATTTCTTTTGGATTCCATAAATTACTTTATCCAATTTAGGAATTCCAGTTGAAATTCCAATATTTTTACCTTGTTGACCCCTCTTTACGTTTTTATATAATTTAGCTACACCCATTACAATAGTTCTGAATTATTGTAGCCATTCACATTACCACTATCTCTTATATATTCAATCTCAACCCATTTATGAGATGCGATGTATTCAATGATAGAATAAGCAATTAAATTATGCTCTTTTCCATATTCAAGGGCATTCATAACTCTTTCATGAGTTACTCCAGCAGCCTTTATCGCCTTCGAATAATATAAACAAAACTCATCAAACGAGTACAAACCAGCTTTGGTAAAGTTTTTAATGCTACACATTTTACCATTAATATTGATAAAAG